TTACTTGGAATATTTTCTTGGAATATTTTCAGGTAACGGGACATCAAGTGTCGGTGAAACTTTAACCTTCCTGTCATAGATTAGCACTTGCCCCTCGGTTTTGTGACCAGAGAAAAGTTGCTTATCCCGACTGCTTCCTTCATAGTCTGAAATTCCTTTCGCCTTCAGATCATGAAAGGTGAAGTCGGTTAAAATACCTGAAATTTTGCCTGCGCGATTTCTTGCTTCTACCCACATTTCGTTAAAGCCTTTGTACATATATCGGTTGCCGTATTGATTACTGATTACATAGGCGGATGTTGGTAACTGTTTTGCTTTTTCGATCGCCGCCTGTAATCGTGGACTCCATGCTTTTATCTGTTTTTTTCCTGTTTTCCCTTGCTGGATAAAGATTCCGTCGTTTCCAATCTGCTCCCATTTCAGCGATAACACATCGGAAACCCTCGCTGCACACAGATAGGCAATTTCCATTGCGATAAAAACAGGAAGAGGTGCAACGCTTAATACTGCCTGGTATTCTTTGTCGGTTACATATCGTTCGCGGTTTTTGGCCTTGAATTTACTTACACCTGCACATGGGTTAGCCTTCACGTACCCTCGCTCATACCCCCAACTGTAAACGCGGGACATACTGCTTTTTTCATGGTTGGCTTGCGTTTTACTCTGTTCCCCTCTCTTGTCCATGTATCGACGGATGTGTTCTGGTTTTATGGAATCTGCCGGCACCTTACCGAATACGGCAAGCAACTTTTTTTGATGTTGCAGATAATCTTTTTGTGTTCTTGGACTGAGGTCACTGTAATAGGCGCTGGCGAGGAATTTTTCCCACAAGCGACCGAATGTCATTGCACGATCGCGATTATTTACAGTTTCCTCATACTTTTTCCATAAAGCAGCTAAACCATCCTTGATGGCGGTTAGTGTGACAGATTCTCTGGATGTTGGTTTCCATACATAACTATATTTATTTGGGTATACATTTGGAGGTAGTTTTTCGTGTTCAGGATTTTTCCTTCGTCTTCCCATTAGATTGCACCAAAATTCGGCTCTACCTCGCGTGGTGGTAAAGTTTTATTGCAGGTAAATAGATCCCGGCTGACAATCGGTTTGCCACTACGATTGGTATAGAACGGAAGCCCGTTTTCCGTTAACCATTTTCGCTGGTGGCTTGCATATTTGCAGCCCGTTAATATTAGCAATTCATCTTCGGTTAAAAATAAGTTGCTCATAGCTATATCTCATAACCGCCGCTAACTATATACGGTTAGCGGCAATTAGGGTTGAACATTAAAAATCAGCCTGACTCGGGATCAGTTTTTGCCAGATAACTGAAACGTATTTTGCCTGGTAACGGGCGTCATCAAGTGCATTATGGCGCTCACCTTCGAATGGAATAGCCGTTCTGGCATCGAAGTCTATGGCTTTCCCCAGCTCAACGATTGTGCGTACATCGCGATCGTTGTAGTAACGCCACGGGCAGGGGATCCCCTGCCGTTCGTATGAACGGCGCAAAATCGTGTTGTCGAAGTTGGCTCCATTTCCCCAGACCTGAACAAAAAATTCACCGGAGTTTTCGTCGATAAATTCCCGCAATTGTAACAGTGCATCATCTAACGGGATTTCATCGGTCATAATGGCAGATTGCGCTTCGCGTGATTGCTTAAGCCACCATTTAATGGTGTCCCGATCAATGACTCCGCCAGCAGTTTCCAGATCGATAGTCTTACTAAATTCCGGTCCCATATCTCCGGTTTGCGGATCGAAAAATATTGCACCTATTGAGATAATCGGGGCATCGGGATTTTTTCCCATGGTTTCAAGGTCGATCATCAGATGAATCCCCGCTCTGCTGGTGGATGTGAGATTATGATGACCGTTCGCCTTAATTAAGGGATCTGACGCCTCGCCAGTTTCACTATCGCTGGCATGATGCTGATTGCCGCCAGTGTTCTCCTTGTGCTGATGCGCAGTGCCTTCCATTTCCTCCGGATCATTTTCCTGAACTTCAGGCTGATTCTCTCCATCGAATATTTCCTGGTATGTTGCGTCACCCATCACCGCACCACAATCAGGGCAGTTGCCGCCACCGCTCTGACCGCAGGCGGTGCAGATCTTTTCCGGTTCCTGTTGCACTACTGGTTCAGGTTGTTTCGTTTCTGGCTCGTTTTGTTGCGTATTTGGGCTGTTTTGTTCCGCTTTCTGGTCGTTCTGTTCCGTTTCTTGCTGGTTCTGGTTCACAGAATCGCGGGTCTGGATCCCCTTAACCCATTTCGGATCATTCGGGTCGCTAATCCCTTCAACAAATTCACCACGTGATACTGCAAGCAGTTCATCGGCGTCAGGCTGGCTGATATTGGCTGCCTGCATAATTTTGTTTACTTCGTCAGCGGTAACTTTTACTGACCCTGGTTGTGCGGTCGTGTCAGATGCACCAGTATTTTGTTGTGAACCTGAGTATGTACCGTTTTTGCGGGCGAAATATTCTTCTTTCGTGATTTCAGTAGCCCCAGCAGACAGCGCCTTATCCAGACCAGAAAGTTTGTTTGCGCGACCGTATTTTTCGCCATCCTTGTCGGTGAAGAGGAAGTAGAACGGCCCCTCACGCTCTACAGATGGTTCAGCTTCCGGCGCGGTTTCATTTTTTGGGATATCAGATACCTCAGTTTCCACTGCATCAGTTTGTGTTTCTGATGACTGGAGAACATCAACAGTGCCCAGGTCTGTTTCTTCATTCTCAAACACGCCCTTTGTCGTCAGGTATTCGCAGATATATTTGTTCAGTGCTACGGGATCTTTGTGAATGTCGATCGGACGTTCACGGACAAGGCCAAAAATAGTCTGGCGGTCGTAGCGAAGGGCATCAGGCTGTTTGCGCATTGATGCCGAGATACGCTTCCAGTCTTCGCGGCCGTTGTCGATAACTTCATTTTTTGCCCAGCGATGGATGCTGCCGTCAATGTTTCCGGCATCCACATCACCAGGCCAGAGAGCGTAGGCCAGTTCGTCATCCAGTGTTTTCCATGTCTGCTTGTATTCGCGATGAATGGCAGCAATGACCGGGCTGATTTTTCCTGTTGAATTTTCAGTGTACTGTTGATTGGCTCTGGCGCGGGCGAGATCAACAACAGACGTGTATTTTCCGGTTTCCTTGCGTTCACCTTCGCGACGTTTTTTCCAGATGCGCATCTCTGCCTGAATTTCGGGCCATTTAGCACCAGGAATACATTTATGCTTAACCCACCCAATGGCGTGCAACTTAAGCTCCGGATACATGGCGTTAACTTCTGGCATTTTCATCAACGCTTCAACGATATGTCCGTCGAATGTTGCCATGTCTTCCTGCAACAATTCCTGTGCGCTAATCACCATATCAACGGTGATGTTTTCACATGTGTCGAACTTAACCATGACAGCGTTCTGTACTTCAGGGGCCAGCTTGTCAAAAGTGACGTTCATCGGATAGGATTCAGTCTCAACCGGGACAAAAGAAGCAGACTCCTCATCCCAGCGGTTTTCCTGCATATATTCAGCATCCCATGAATCGAGGGCAGGGCGGGGTATGCCAGGTTTATCCTCGCAGACAATAAATTTATAAGCGCAGTCCTGAGCAGCCGGATAATGTTCCAGGAATTGCCAGTGAAATTTTGCGCGGGCGCGACATTCATCACCGGCTTCAATGGCAGTGGCTACAGCGACTGCACCTTCTTCCTTTATTGCCTGTTCGTCCGGAATGGCGGCGCAAATAAAGACTTTACTCATTTTGTTTTACCTCATTACAGATTTAAGGGTGAACAAATCCCTGCCATTGCTGGCATATAAGAATGAAATCGGATGTTTATTACGGAACTGTTTTAAAGACCTGCCGGGATTTCGTTATTATCCTGGTGAATAACTTTATCGACCGGGTAACAGTTACCGGGAATTTTCTGTTCGGTTGCTGCAGTCACACACTCCTGCATTGTCCTGTGAACACTGACTGCAATATCAACTGGCTCTCCGGAAACAAGAAAAACTGTCAGAACAAGTGCAAATGCTGTATTCATTGCCAGCATCCTTTTTGTATCGGACGTAAACGGGCCTGCATTGAAAGAATGCATATTTTATTTAATAACTCCCGTTCGTGTTTTCTCTTGTTAATGGCATCTTCAGTAAATACAGGGTTACTGATAGTGACACCAATTTCAAAACAACCTTCAGACGTATTAACGTTTGGTAATAACGTTTCCATTATCGCGTCCTCAACAATGAATTTTGTGATGCGATGCCTGGTGCCTCCAGGTGACGTTAACCAGTTAACAATTAACGCCGGATACAGAGAATCCCCCCATAACACTGTTTTTGGTTTTAACTGTTCCGCGTGCGCTCAGCCGCATTCACCACATCACAAAATTCACTTTAAAAAGGGCGGCAGAGCAGTCACGGAGTAAAACTGATACCGCCAAACGTCACCAGAAAATTGATAACAGAGGGCGTTGCAGCGGGGTTGTCACTTAAGCGTATGGTCAACCTGACAACCCGGTGTCCTCAACGGGGGAAGGAATAACCCCGCCATACTTACCGCCGCGCCATTTCGCGGATTGCCACAACCGGAAGCGCACGGTCGACGAAAATTTAACGACAGGCTATCTATGAACCAGCTACCTCGCCGTGCGCTTTCGCGTTATGGTCTGACTTTTCAGGGAAATATCCTTTCAGTAAACTGTCAGTGCCGGATGCTCACCCGTGTCCGGCGCAAGCACTCCACCTCACCCGTGGAGAACTCCTTAATTACCAACCTTAGCTTCGTTGGTTAGCTATTAACGCGGGTATGTAATCATTCTGGCAATGGTTAATGCCGCTGCTTTTTCCAGATTGGTGATATCCTGCTCCAGAGAGGACAGATTTTCAGCCTGCTTAGCCCTGACTTCATTAGCCCATTTCAGATCCTGCGCTGCATTAATTTTCTGGTGCATCCACTCATAAAGTTCATCATTGGTATAGTCTGGCGCGATGATGACGGGTTCTCGTTTCTGCATACTGATTCCTCGCGGTGCTGTTTCGCTTATCAGCCATTAGATTTTGCCGAACTGGAAAGCACCTGTTTAAATTCGTTGAAGCTGTGAGCTTCTTCGCCTTCGGCAAGGCCTTCGAAGTATTCTTCGTAAGCCTTTTCCATGATTGTGTCGAAATCCATATCACCCACCTGAATTTCTTTCCAGCCAGCGACGCGCTCCAGATTCGGTTTTAAACGTTTTGCTTTTGGTATACGTCATTGCGGTGAACGTACCGTCCTGGTTGGGGAACACGCCACATACCAGAGATTCGCTGTTGCCAAGATCGATAGTATCCATGCTGACCTCATTTCCCCTTAACGCCGGGGTAGCGGAACAAAAACCTGCTGCATAGTTATTAAAGTTGAACCCTGCCGTCATGTTCTTACGCCTCGGGCTGGCTACTTAACCCCTGACCACTGCCTGGTAACTCGAGGTATTGCCCTGTATTGTGTGGGACGGGATGGGTTGGTATGGGAAAACTATAGGAAATGCCTAATTACTTGTCAATAGGCTATGCCTAATAATTTGGGCGCAACCTAATAGGTGATGGTTTGTGGAAGAGGTAGTAGGAGTTAACTAACGGGAACTAGGAATTTCCCGTCGGACCATATAAGTTTAAGTTCCTGTTTTGGTGATGTTCTGGCTTTTCCGTTTTGATTCTTGATTTTTCAGATAGTTAGCTACCTTCATTTCCATTGCGGCAATGTAGGCGCGAACGTCATGATCAACCCAACTAGGCTCCGTAGCATTTCCAGATAAGATGAAAGCCACAATTGCTCTTTTTTCATCAGAGGCGGCTTGATAAAGGCTGTTTATGTCTAAAAGTTCACTTTTTGTATCTGAAGTGGATGGGGTTGGTATGGGGTATTCGTTAAGCCCCCAATGCTCTGGACCAACCACATCAGAAAAGAAACGCCATAGTTCTGGAAGTTTGTCTTTACTTATCGAACCTTTCTTAATCCAGTCATGGATTGATGGTGGTTGGACTTTGAAATGACGTGCGATTTCCGCCTTTGATTTGACGGCTCCTGATGCAATTTTTTTGTTAATGGCCTGCTCTATCGCTCGGCCTAAGTCTTTACCACTAAGCATTGCTTAATAGTCTCCTATGCGCATCGCGTTAGGCAATCCCTACTCTCGATGTGTTAGGCATAGCCTATTGACAATTTCATTAGGCTAAGCCTAATATTGTTGCGTGTTTTTTGGAGTTCATTCGATGAAAAAAGATAACTATTCATTCAAACGAGCTTGTGCTGTTGTCGGTGGGCAATCAGCAATGGCTAGGCTTTTAGGTGTATCTCCTCCAAGCGTAAATCAATGGATCAAAGGTGTACGTCAGTTACCTGCTGAGAGATGTCCTGCGATTGAACGAGCAACAAAAGGTGGTGTCCTGTGTGAAGAACTTCGTCCTGATGTTGATTGGACATACTTACGACGCTCGTCATGTTATTCGCAGAATATGTCGATGAAGCAACCAAATGACGAAAACGATCATACCCGAAGCATCAAGAGGCAAATGATTCATGAAAATCAAACATGAGCACATCCGCATGGCGATGAATGCCTGGGCATACCCTGATGGTGAGAAAGTTCCTGCAGCTGAAATAGCCCGGACTTATTTCGAACTGGGGATGACGTTCCCTGAACTGTACGACGACAGCCATCCGGAAGCCCTGGCCCGTAATACCCAGAAAATTTTCCGTTGGCTGGATAAAGACACCCCTGATGCTGTTGAAAAAATGCAGGCTCTGTTACCGGCGATCGAAAAGGCGATGCCGCCTTTGCTGGTGGCCCGTATGCGCAGCCACAGTTCTGAATATTACCGTGAGATCGTCGAACGGAGGGATCGGCTGGTGAAGGATGTCGATGATTTTGTTGCGTCAGCGGTTGTTTTGTATGACCAGATGAATCGCGGCGGCCCGGCAGGGAATGCTGTGGTGATGCACTAAAAGCACGGTGTTCGGAGGTTTTATGAGCAGCAAGCTTCATGGTCTTGTCTGGGAAGGGTGCGCCTTCACCGGCATGATCTTATCCAGGGTGGCGGTTATGGCCCGTCTTGCAGACTACAGCAATGACGAGGGCGTGTCATGGCCTGCCATTGAAACTATCCGGCGTCAGATCGGTGCAAGAAGTGAATCCACAGTGAAATCGGCTATTGCAGAACTGGCGAAAGAGGGCTGGCTGACGAAGGAGGAGCGTAAGGTCGGTGGGCGTAATGTAAGCAATATCTATCGGCTTAATGTGGAAAAACTCGAAGCAGCTGCGGCGGCGGCGCGTGAGTCATATAAACCGAAAAGAAAAATTAGCCCGGCAAAAAATGACCCGTTAACAGTTGACCCGTCAAATATTGACCCCTCAACGGTTGACCCGTCAAATTTTGATGGATCAACTGTTGATAAAAAACTGCCGATTAGGGGGGCGATGATTGACCCCGATCCGTCAGTATTAAAACCTGATCCGTCAGATAAAAGATCTTCTTGTCCGGACGCTTCGCAACCGGACCCGCAGACGGCTGAACAGGATTTTTTAACCCGACACCCTGACGCGGTTGTGTTCAGTGCGAAAAAACGCCAGTGGGGAAGTCAGGAAGATTTGGTGTGCGCACAGTGGATCTGGGGACGAATCGTGAGTCTTTACGAGCAGGCGGCCAGCGATGATGGCGAGATCACTAGACCGAAAGAACCCAACTGGACAGCATGGGCCAATGACGTTCGCACAATGCGGATGCTGGATGGCAGAACTCACAGACAAATTTGTGAAATGTTTGGGCGTCTCCAGCGGGATTCGTTCTGGGTAAAAAACATCATGAGTCCGGCAAAACTCCGGGAAAAATGGGATGAACTGGTTATCCGCCTGGGGCGTTCGCCTGCGCAGCGTTGCGTGAATCACATTTCTGAACCGGACACTGAAATTCCGCCGGGCTTCAGGGGGTAAGTGTTAATTTCTGGTCATGAGGTAATTTTCAGGAGGGCTTGTGGCAAAAGTTTTTACACAAGAAGAGCGGGAAAAAATTAAAGGGCAGGTTGTTGAACTCGTACGCCAGAGTGGGCGCGAGACGTTACGACAACTGGAAACTAAAACTGGGGCAACAAGATATCTGATGAGCGTTCTGGCCAGAGAGCTGGTTGCCAGTGGCGATGTATACAACTCTGGTTACGGGTTATTCCCGTCTGAACAGGCGCGTAAGGACTGGCAAAATGCCCGTAAAAAGCTCTCAAGGGCAAAGCCGAAGAAACCATCTGCGGTTGATCCGGACCTTATCTGGTCATTACCAGATGGCGAAATACGCCGCTACGACAGGCGTCTGAACATAATCTGTCTCGAGTGCCGGAAGAGCGAAGTTATGCAGCGCGTACTGGCGTTTTATCAGGGGAATTTTGAGGAGGTGGTGCGGTGAGTGAATCAAAATGCCAGGTTAATGGCAACAAGATAGAACCATGTGCAGCACTGGCAAAGTCCCTTGAGCATGATGCTGAATACACGATGCGAAAAGGTCTGCTGATATACAAAATCTGGAATGAGAGTTTAACTCGCGGTCCTGATTTTGTGATGTTGCGTTCCGGTGAATTTTCTAAATTACCAGTTCGGGTTTCATTTTGTCCGTTCTGTGGTGAAAGTCTGAAAACGTGGGAGAACAGAAATGAATGAAATCAAAGAAATACCAGTAGTACGTGATGAATATGGCTGCTGGACGCATCCTGAATATGAAAAATTCTGTGACGGTCGGGAATATATTTCAACGGAAGAGTTTAACGCCTGGATGGAGGAAAATAATCTTCAATACGTCCTCTGCTTCAGAGATGAAGGATGTGCTGACCTTGATGCGTGTGATGCTGATATTTCTGCATGGGAACCGGAACGACCAGAGGGCAATGGATGGTTTATTGGTTCAATACATGACACCGAAGATGGCCCGGTTTGTGTATGGCTGAGAAATAAGGCCGAAGCATAAAGGCTATAAACCGACTAACAACTAAATACTGAAGATTTAAATCAGAAACGATTTTTATTAAATCCTTAACCGGAGGGATTCCTGCACCCTCAAATCATCAGGAGGCCGCCCGAAAGGGCGGTGGAGATAATAATGGGAATAACTAAAGAACGATTGTTGGAAATAGCAAACCTTAGTGATTGGGCATTAAGTGATGAGAGAATTGTTTCTCCTCATGCTTATGAGTCAGTTACAAGTATAGAAATAACAACAATGGCTAGAATGCTGCTTGGTTATTTCAAAATAGAAAATAAAAAACAGATGGATAGTAATGTTGATATATGTGAGATTTTAGACGATTGGGGGGCTTGGGTTGTGGCTGGTAATAGTTCTATTGATTGGCAGGAAATAGCTGATAAATATAAAAATGTTGTTCCTCATGGTAAAAAATCACGTCGTCAGTGCAGCAATGATGAAGGGCGAATTATTGACATTAGTATCCTTATGTTAGAAAGATATAAGCAACAAGAATATGAGTTAATTGTTGCTCATTTCGTGATTGGTTTATCTCTTCGTGCTATTGCAAAGCAACAAGGATGTTCAGATGGAACAATTCGTAAAAGATTGCAAAAAGCCTTAGGTTTTTTGACTGGATATATAGCAATTACCAGTTAAGAGTCAGCGGTTTTTTTACCAGTGTAATGGTATAAGGATACTCCCATGTGTCTTACATGATATGGAAGCGCTGTTGCTGGATGCTTTGTGATACTCTTAAAGCGGAGGGGAGAGCCTTCCGCTTCAATTTCTGCGTCCGAAACGGTCGTAGAGAAAAATTCTTTCCATTCATTGAATTTTACTGCTGATTTGTCAGACTTTATATAAATTAGAATTCCTCCATGATCGTCACGTGACGTACCCGTGCCGTAACGTTCGGTTAGCTGAATCCAGCCATTATGAATAGATTTGGGGCCTCTCCATAATTTTGCTTCACCGATCCATTCGAATTTTCCGAATTGATGTTTAACTAATAAATCAACGTGACCGCCATGTTGAGTATCATGTTCAACATCATAAAACCTACCTTTCAGGAAATTTTTGATCGACGCTGTTAGCTCGTCCTCTCCCCACTTAGCATCTTGATAGAAGTGTTTGTCATTTTCTAAATTCTGAATAGCGTCGTCTAAATCTTCATAGAGTTGCTTTACAAAAATATTTTTGTCTGCAGCTAATTTTCTTTGAACCATTCCCCTAAATTCAGGATCCATTCTAATTAATGATTGAAGGTCTGCAGTACAGATGTTTACATCACTCATGCAGACTCTCCAAAAGACTCGAAGGAGTAAAGTATGGATAAAGATACTGGCTAAAATTATCAACCAATTCGCCAGTTTCTGGATGGTAAAAACTTCCTGTGTCTAAAGCATAGGAAATAAGATCATCTTCAACTGGTATTGGTTCTTCCGTTAAATTATCAATGTATTGAAAATGCATATCCAATAGATGTGCTTTATAGCTAGATAAATAATCAGTTGCTTTTATTAGCAGGATATAGTCATCTTTCGTATCAGTTAGATAGGTTAAACCATTGATAAGGGTTTTGTATGTAAAGTGATTGATATTTTTAGCATCTTTACTAACCAGAAAAAGAAAAAGATCACGACACACACTGCGAACAGGATCATTAAAATCCTGCTCTATTTGCGTGATAATGTCGTGATATATACTCTTTTTCATTTATGGCCTGATGATCTCGCTCTTCTTTTCTCTTCACAGGACTTAACAGAATCCAATATTTTTTCAACAATAAATATAATCGAATCAATGTTGTTACAGTTCTTCGCAATTGCTTCATGCAACCTAATTCTAGGATTATCAAGCATTGTCCTTTTTCCTGGTAATATTAACTCTACTGATAAAATATGTGAAGAACTTTGTGGTAAATCCCAAATTTTTCCCAACTTAAACTTTGTCAATATTGGGCTTGCGGACTCTCCACTATGATGGTAAACATCTTGACGCAAACACTTTTGACTTGGTTTGAGTTTTAAAGAACTTGTATTGCCATCTGAGGTGATAAAAGATACATGAGAAATTCTGCCATCTACTTTTTCGTAAAGATCTTGTATTGAACCAAATAATTCAAGAGGATTGTTTAAAATAACGCCAGCTTCTTTTTTTATAAATTTAGCCACAAGGTATTGTTGAGGCTGTGATTCACTTCTTGGAAGGATAGATAAATCAATCGTAAGAATTAATATTTTTTCTGCAGGCATTAGCATGATGGTATTAAAGCATTGCGTGACTTGGCGTGTTTTGCATTTTATTTCTCCACCATTAGCACGTAATTCCATACCCGCATCGCTAAGATGTGTTGGGTCAAGCTCTATCACTTCAGTGTAATACGCTTTGGATAAAAAAACAGCAGTGTCAATTTGTTTATCACGAATGATATCTTGACGTAGTTCAGCAAAATGCAGCTCAGTATCAGCAACTAACAGCTCCTCTCTGGATAAAGGAGTTGGGTATTTTTCTGAGAAGGGGCTATTGTCCTTTTTCTGATTTGTGAAAATTGTTTGTAATTTTGCTACGTCTTCATCGGTGATTCTATAAATAGAAAGTAATCGATTCCCGCTAAAAATTAAACCTTTCCAGAAATCGTCGATTCTGTCTTTTAGGTCGGGATTATGCTGAACTACACTATTTACACGTTCAATAAAAAGGGGTAATCCTTGGGCCGTTACACCCAGTGATGAACCAAGAAGCTTACGGGTGTTGCGCCAGCCAAAGCGTGAATTGATGTTTTTTACTGTTTGCTCAAGCATTAACACTTCCTTAATTTTCCCTTAACAATTTAGGGTGCTAAACTTTTTTGCGCAGTTTACATAAAAAAATAGTGCGTACGCAAAAACTATCTAACATGATGAGCTTTAACCGGGAAATTTGTATATGTTGTGAGCATAAAGTTGGCTGAGAAATCTAAAACGGGTAGAATGACTGCGGGTGCTTGAGGCTATCTGTCTCAGGCATGAACACCAAAAGGCAGACAGAGAAAAGCCCCAGTTAACATTACGCGTCCGGCAAGACGCTTAACATTAATCTGAGGCCATATCTATGCTCTACACACGTAGGTTAGCCTCTTACGTGCCGAAAGGCAAGGAGAAGCAGGCTATGAAGCAGCAAAAGGCGATGTTAATCGCCCTGATCGTCATCTGTTTAACCGTCATAGTGACGGCACTGGTAACGAGGAAAGACCTCTGCGAGGTACGAATCCGAACCGGCCAGACGGAGGTCGCTGTCTTCACAGCTTACGAACCTGAGGAGTAAGAGACCAGGCGGGGGAGAATCCCTCGCCACCTCTGATGTGTCAGGCATCCTCAACGCACCCGCACTTAACCCGCTTCGGCGGGTTTTGTTTTTTCCTAGCATTCTGGTTTACAATTCGCACGCCAGCCTGAACAACTGGCACCTGCTGCGCCAGCAGAGACAACCGATGGCGCACGATACCAAATTACACAATTCTGATGATTCTGCCGTCTTTGCCAGCAGGCACGGGCGGCGTTCCCGCACTTTCAAATCTGACTGGTTCCAGCATCCCCCATGCACTGAAGAACAGGCCGAGTGGCTAATTCAGTGCTACCGCAGACACGGATACGAGATTAAGAAAGCCCTCAGCCTCGATTATCGTCACTGGATAATCTCCGTCAGGCTTCCTTACTCCGAGCGCCTACCGCGTCCGTCCCGCACATTCCAGCAACGCATCTGGAGGTAACGTGCGGGTATTACTTCGACCTGTTCTGGTACCGGAACTCGGGCTGGTGATCGTTAAGCCGGGCCGTGAATCCATGCCGGTATTCCACAATACCCGGGTACTGGTGGAGCCGGAACCGAAAAGCATGCGTAATCTGCCGTCCGGGGTTGTTCCTGCCGTTCACCAGCCGCTAGTGGAAGACAAAACATTGCTGCCGTTTTTCAGTAACGCACGGGTGATTCGTGCTGCTGGTGGTGCTGGTGCATTGTCTGACTGGCTGTTGCGCCATATTAAATCCTGCCAGTGGCCACACGGCGATTATCATCACAGCGAAACCGTCATTCACCGTTATGGTACCGGCGCAATGGTGTTGTGCTGGCACTGCGACAACCAGCTGCGTGACCAGACATCCGAATCACTCGAGCAACTTGCTCATCAAAACCTGTCAGCATGGATGATTGACGTCATCGGTCACGCAATAAGCGGTACGCAGGAGCGTGAATTATCTCTGGCTGAATTATCCTGGTGGGCGGTCTGCAATCAGGTGGCGGACGCGCTTCCGGAGGCAGTATTACGTCGTTCTCTGGGGTTACGTGCGGAAAAAATCCGCCCCTTGTACCGCGAAAGCGACATCGTACCGGGAGAGCAGACCGCCATCAGCATACTGAAACAGCGCACAAAAAATCTTGCGCCGCTGCCTCACGCCCACCAGCAACAGAACCCACCACAGGAAAAGACGGTGGTCAGCATTGCCGTTGATCCTGAGCCTCCGGAATCTTTCATGAAACGACCTAAACGTCGCCGCTGGGTTAACGAGAAATACACACGCTGGGTGAAGACTCAGCCGTGTGCGTGTTGTGGTAAGCCAGCCGACGATCCCCATCACCTGATTGGTCATGGTCAGGGCGGAATGGGGACAAAATCTCACGATATTTTCACGCTACCGCTGTGTCGGGAGCATCACAACGAGCTTCATGCGGATCCGCTGGCGTTCGAAGAAAAGCATGGCTCTCAGGTTGATTTAATTTTTCGTTTTCTTGATCACGCCTTTGCAACTGGCGTGCTTGGGTAAAAGAGGTGACTGATGCTCATAGATTTGGTTTTACCTTACCCGCCAACGGTGAACACCTACTGGCGACGTCGTGGCAGCACATATTTTATCTCGGAGGAGGGAAAGCGTTATCGCCGGGCTGTGGCGCTTATTGTTCGCCAGCAGCGGCTGAAATTAATCCTGTCCGGAAGGCTGGCGATAAAGGTGATTGCAGAGCCACCGGATAAGCGTCGTCGCGACCTGGACAATATCCTGAAAGCACCGCTGGATGCGCTGACGCATGCGGGAGTGTTAATGGACGATGAGCAGTTTGATGAAATCAATATCGTTCGTGGTCAGCCAGTATCTGGTGGACGTCTGGGGGTGAAGATTTACCCCATAATGCTTGAAGGGCAGGTCAAAAAATGAAACTGGAAGATTTACCGAAATACTACTCCCCAAAATCCCTCGGCCTGACTGATGCATCGGCCTCAACGTCGAAAGATACGCTGAGTATCACTGATGTGATGGCCGCGCAGGGCATGACACAGAATTGGGCTGAGATGGGGTTTTCTGCGTTCCTTGGGAAAATGGGCATTAGTATGAATGACAGAGAGCGGGCAACAGAATTGCTGACAGAATATGCACTCAGTCGGTGTGATTGCGTGGCGGCGTTAAGAAAACTCCCGGCAGAAATAAAACCGGCAGTGATGCGTATTATGGCTTCGTATGCGTTTGAAGATTATGCCCGTAGCGCGGCGAGCAAAAAACAGTGCCCCTGTTGTCACGGAAAAAAATTTATTGAAAGCGAGGTTTTTACAAACAAGATCCAGTATCCGGATGGTAAGCCGCCAGTGTGGGCAAAGTGCACAAAAGGCGTGTATCCGTCTTACTGGGAGGAATGGAAAAAAGTCAGGGAGGTGGTAAAAGTTGCCTGTCCGGAGTGTGGAGGGAAGGGAGAGGTATCCACTGCCTGTAAAGATTGTCGTGGGCGCGGTGTTGCCATTCATCGTGAAGAGTCGGTAAAACGTGGTATGCCTGTTATCAGAGACTGCCAGCGTTGTGGTGGTCGTGGCTATGAAAGATTACCTTCAACGGAGGCATTTAATGCCATATGTAATGTAACCGATGCCATATCTCTTGATACATGGAAAAAAACAGTTAAACGTTTTTACGATACGCTGGTGGTGCAGTTTGATATTGAAGAAGCATGGGCAGAACAACAACTGAAAAAGGTGACCAGATAGCTTTGTTGATTTTTCCCGAATCTGTGGTAAATTTGCCCTAACGATGGGCGTTTTATGCCTGACGTTAGAAGATTTTTTACACCCGTCGCCAGGCGGGTTTTTTTATGACTGAAATCACGCCAGTACAGTAAACGCGCTGGTGGTTGTGAATACCGGTCTTTCAGCTTGCTGGCTTTTTCGACAAGAGTTATTGGTGTGTCACGTTAACCGGAAAAAGGAAAGTTTGAGAAACGCGATCTGGCACAGGCGGTTATTAATGCTGCCTACCTGGTGGCCTGTGCAGATGGTGAATGTGAGGCTTCCTAGAAAGCGAAGATCGAACAGGTACTGCGTAATCAGCCTGCGCTGTCCGCGTTTACGTCAGAAATTAATGCGATTAGCGCAACCATTATCGGTCAGCTGGATACGAACTTTAAAACTGGTCGTCGTGCGGCGTTACGTGAGATCGAGGATGTGAAACACGATACGCGTGAAGCGGAAGATGTGCTGGATGTGGCGGTGGCCATTGCGGAGGCAGACGGCGAAATTGAGCCGGAAGAGCGCAAGGTGCTGGAAGAGATTGCCGGTGTTCTGGGTCTTCGTCTGGAGAATCACCTGTGACGGTAAAACTGCGCCTGGCTGTGGCTGCACTCCTGCTGTTTCTGGTGGTGATGGTGGATTTCACCAGCAGAATCATGTCGGTGCTGGCGGATGGGGTGCTGGTCTGCGGCATTATGGTATTGCTGTGGCCGGTGATAAAAAGAAACAGCCTGCATAATGCTTGATTTTTTTGTTTGCTGTTTATTAAAAACACTTCTGCATGGTGAATCCCCCTGTGCGGTGGGGCAATCAGCAAGAAGGAATATGGGGTAATCGCGGATTCAGGTGCTGATACTGAATTCACCGGGAGGCACCCGGCACCATGCTTTGCCACAAAAGTGTTATTTCTGTTTTTCTCAAACTATCATCGTTATCCCTTTATTTTCGGCTGCGCATGGCGCGGCTTTTTTTTTACGACCAGCCACTGGCAGATGGTCATCCTGTGATTTGATTCCGCTTCCGGCTTTTTAACTCTGTTCCTCTACACGGGAGAAATTCGATGTCGATTAAACATTATGATGTTGTCAGGGCGGCGTCGCCGTCAGACCTTGCGGAAAAGCTGACACACAAACTGAAAGAGGGCTGGCAGCCATACGGCGGACCGGTTGCCATTACGCCGTACACACTGATGCAGGCGGTGGCTATTGAAGGAGAGCCACAGGTCGGCCCTTCATCTGAGCCGGATTGGTACTACGTCATCGTACTGGCCGGGCAGTCCAATGCCATGGCTTACGGTGAAGGGCTTCCGCTGCCGGATTCATACGATGCTCCGGATCCGCGCATTAAACAGCTGGCGCGCCGCAGTACAGTGACGCCGGGCGGGGCTGCCTGCAGATATAACGATATTATTCCGGCTGACCACTGTCTGCATGATGTGCAGGATATGAGTACGCTGAATCATCCGAGGGCTGACCTGAGCAAAGGGCAGTACGGCTGTGTCGGCCAGGGTTTACATATTGCCAAAAAACTGCTCCCGTATATCCCGAATAACGCGGGGATCCTGCTGGTACCATGCTGTCGTGGTGGTTCGGCATTTACCCAGGGCGCGGAGGGGACATTCAGCGAGTCCACGGGGGCCAGTCAGGATTCGGCACGCTGGGGGGTGGGCAAGCCGTTATATCAGGATCTGATTTCCCGCACAAAAGCGGCATTGCAGAAAAATCCCAAAAACGTTCTGCTGGCCGTCTGCTGGATGCAGGGTGAGTTTGACATGAGCGCCGCCACCCACGCACAGCAACCTGCGCTGTTTACAGCCATGCTGACACAGTTTCGTGCTGACCTCTCCGTGTTTAACGCGCAGTGCCATGGTGGCAGTGCTGCAGATGTGCCGTGGGTTTGTGGTGACACGACGTATTACTGGAAAAATACATACGCTACCCAGTACGACACCGTGTACGGCGGGTATAAAAACAGGGAGAGTGAGGGCGTTTATTTTGTGCCCTTCATGACAGACGGTAACGGCGTCAATACCGCCACTAACGCGCCGGCAGAAGATCCGGATATTCCGGCATCAGGATATTACGGTGCGGCATCGAGAACGAATGGAAACCAGGTATCATCAAACCGCCCGACACATTTCAGTTCATGGGCGCGCAGGAGCATTATTCCGGATCGTCTGGCAACCGCTATTCTGAACGCAGCCGGGCGCACCTCAGCCTTCATCAGTGGTAAGGCACCGGAAATCAAACCCTCGCCCGGCGGCAACACGCCATCGGGTCCGTCTGCAGATACGTCCGTTCGCACAATCTCCCTGCTGCCGGCAGCCGGAGAGGCTGCTGCGCAGGGCTGGAGCATTAAGGATGGCGGAATTCAGTTGTCAGATGGTGTATTTAAGATCACCAAGCAGAGCAATAAAACCTGGTCCCTGACGCATCCGGTGGATGACGCAATTACCCTGCTGACACAGGGCGGCAGACTGACCTGTAAGTTCCGCCTGTCAGGCGCACTGACCAACAATCAGTTCGGGCTGGGGATTTATCTGTATACGGATGCTCCCGTTCCTGATGGTGTGGCGATGACGGGTACCGGTAATCCGTTCCTGATGTCGTACTTCACTCAGACCACTGACGGCAGAGTGAATCTGATGCATCACAGGAAAGCCGGAAACACGAAGCTGGGGGAGTTCGGCGATTACGGTAACGACTGGCAGACGCTGGAGCTGGTGTTCACCGCCGGCAGTGCCACGGTTACTCCGAAACTGAATGGAGTGGCTGGCCCGGCATTCCAGGTTATAAAAGACGGTCTGACACTGGGACTGAATGCGCTGACGCTGACGGATGTTACAAAAAATGCAGCGTATGGCGTTGAGATAGAAAGTCTG